GAGATTAGCTCTGGTTCCGCCCTTCGGGACGGAACGAAACTGAACTCTGTGAAGCAGGAACCAGATAAATCCTATTCAGATTTGCGTGAGCAAGTTTGAGTAGGTTCTGGAGAACGGTTCGATTCCTCCATTTTCCGCTGTGGCCGTAGCCAAATGGTTAAGGCGACTGGTTGTGGTCCAGTTATTATGCGGGTTCGAATCCCGTCGGTCACCCTAAAATAAGTTGTGCCGCGGCGTAAGTTCGGTGTAATTCAAAGACAACTGTGGTTCCTCCTTAAGAGGAGACACACCCTAACTCAGGGAGCACTTCAGGGGTATTTCGCCTCAACTCGGCTCCTAGGAGACATATGTAAATGGCAACTGAAAGACACGAAAACCTCGGCCCTGCTGAGCACATCATCCAAACCCTCCTCCAGCACTCGGATCATATGATCCATGGCAGGCCAGGCATGGTGACCCCGGACCCAACTACAAATGTGGGTGTTCGGTGGGACCCGGTTACGACGGTCGTTGAGGCTGATGGGAAGACATACGTCTATAAGCTTATCAAGAAGGCCAAAAAGGTTGATATTCTGGTTGGCGACAAGAAGGTCTGGATCCGTGGGGCCAAGGTCGGGGAGCTTTGGAAGGACAATACAATCCGTGTTGACCGTCTCAAAGTTGCTGAGTTTCGTCCTGCTGGTATCTTCCCGGAAATTGCTACCTGGATGTATTCTCAGGTGGCGGAGGTCTGGAAGCTCGATAATGAATTCGTGGCAAAGTGGGCCTCCTATGCCTTCGCTCAGGACCACAAGGATTTGAAGGTCGTTCTGGCGGCATTCTCGCTGGTGCAATCCCGCAAGGGGGACCCTGTTATGGAGGGGGGTAAGATTCTCTTCCAGGATGATGACTTCCGCGAGGTGGGGGAGGCCATGTGCCTCATCACTCAGGGTCGTTATTTGAACGCAAGACAGCTTCTAGGTATTCGCGATCTTTTGACGTTGGATAGTGTTGCTGAGATCAACCGCACCTTAGGGTTTGGTAAATCTGCTCGTAAACCGTTCTTGGGTCGTTGGCCCAAGGCCGTGGAGAAGTGGCTTGCCTACCGCGAAAACAACCCTCAGATGCTCGATGGACTCGTGAAGGGTGGTTTCTCTGGGAAGATTAAGACCCTGGCTCGCTTGGTTCATTATAAGCCCCTGACTCCTCAATTCTTCGAGAAGCTGGGTTGGAAGCAGGCTCAATCTAAGGACGGGCACAGGGCTCTGGCTATTGGCCAGGGTTGGGCTAAGGCTGAGACTTGGGAGGGCCAGACAGAGGAGCAGATTTGCCAACGTATTGTTGACGAAAAGCTCTCCTGGAAGGTGATCGTGAGCCGTATCCCGACTTCGGTGGGGGTTACGCGGGCTATCATGGCCGCAGCTGTAGAGTCGGGTTGTTTGTCTGACAAGGAACTCGTCATTGCAACCCCCACCCTAGAAAACCTGGGGCTTCTTCAGGTTCAAGAGGTTCGGGAACGCTGGCAGTCAGCTCTGAGTAGGTCTGAAGACCAGCGTGCCGCGAATATCGCCCTCAACGTCAAGAACAAGGCTACTAAGGAAGCTCTTCAAGACGGTGCCGATATTGCTATTCAGAAGGCAGTGGCAGAGGTATCGAAGGGTATTCGAGTTTACGTTCTCGTAGACACGTCGTCCTCAATGGGTATCGCTATCGAGAAGGCTAAGTCTCATATCGAGAAGTTTCTGCAAGGGTTCAAGCCCGAGCAGATTCATGCCTGCACGTTCAACACGTCAGCTCGGCAGATTGACATTCGTCATGCTTCCCGGGCTGGAGTGGAACAGGCCTTCCGGGGCATCTCCGCAGGAGGCGGTACCGATTACGGTAGCACCTTACACTTCATCCAGAAGCACCCTCCGAAGGCAGATGAAGACGCTATTTTCATCTTCGTCGGTGATGAGGATTCTCGGCCTCGGGGTTATGCCTTAGGGGCAGCTAGACCCTTCACGGCAGCGGTTCGAGCCTCTGGGATTGAGCCCTTGTCTTTTGGGCTGGTTTACGTACCTCCGGAGGATTCTACTTACCGCGGGGTTGCCTGGGTAAGAGGGACTGTTGTCCAAGACACCGCAGCCGAGCTGGGGATCCCTTGTTTCCAGATTAGCGAAAACACATTCGAGGACCCTTACGCCATTCCGCGTACGATTCGAAACTTGATCGCAGCAACCCCCGTGGGCAAGCCTAAGGTGGGGGCTACTATCTTGACGAAGAGGAAGACGCTAGTGGATGAGATCCTCGAAACTAAAAAACTCCAGAGGCCCTCTTGGGCGGCGTGAGGTGAGTCATGGGGTGGGAGGACTTGTTACAGAAAGAGGATGAGCGAATCATAGCTCCCTGGGTAGGTCCTTCCTTCGAGGGTCTTCGTACCTTCGACCGCTCCTGGTTTATCCAGGGGCGTTTACCCCGTGAACACGGCTGGTATGAATTTAGCTTACAGGGTCAGACGGCTCGCCTAGTGGGGCCCGCGAATCCCTCAGCTGGTGCTCTCAAGCAACAGGTTCGAGGATACCTCGTGGGGGACCGTCTAATCCCCGACGGGGTTCGAGTTCCTGAAGGTGCTCTGGGTTTTTTGCTTGTGTCTGAGCCTGTGCATCTCATTGAGCGCGGGCTGGATAGGTTCGTTCGGGTTGTGGCGGGTCGTACCTTCGAAGGAGGCCCCCTAATTTACGAAGCTCAAGAGTTCCCTCTCGGGCCAGAGGACGCAGTCCTAGCCGCTTTTCAAGATAAGAAGCCCACAGTGGATGCTATACCCGGGGTTGCTCCGGCACTAGATACTGCTTTTCGTTTTGAAACGTGGAGAAGGGCCGAGACAGATCGCATTCGTCGGGAAGAGGCTGAGTTACGTGAGCGTGAAGAACGTGAACGTGCTGAGGCTGAGCGTCGGGCTCAAATTCGAGAGCAATTGGGGGATGCGCTAGGTCGAAGAGAGTTAGCCAAGTTCGATTTCCAGGCGGCCGCTACGGCTGCACTTGAGGTCGGAGGGGCTGAGTACTTGGACCATCGTGAGTCCTACAACAAGGGTGAAATGGTGGTGAAGTTTAGACTCGATCATCGCAGGTTCGAGTGCGTCTGTAGTGCGGAGACCCTTCGCATCATTGATTCTGGGATTTGTCTTACAGACGAAGCCACCGGGATTAAGGGCGACACTCGATTCACTTTAGAGTCCTTACCCCCAGTAATTAGGCAAGCACAGCGGGAAGGTGTTCTCGTTGTCTACCGACACGTGGATTAAGAAGGCACCTATGATGGAAGTTGGAGTGGTTCTTGACCAAGATTGTAAGCCGGTGTTCTGGCACTTACCTCCTAATCGAACGGCGGGTTCCATACCCGACAGTAGAGAGCTTTGGGATGTCCTCTGGGAGGGTCGTAAGACTTTCCTAGGGTTCGCCCATAGCCATCCCGGCAGCGGGGTCCCCAGACCCTCTTACGAAGATGTTACTACTTTTGCCGCAATAGAAGCGGCTCTCGGTGTAAGGTTTAATTGGTGGATCACAAGTGAGACTCACCTCGCCTTAGTTAGGTGGGAGGGCCTTGATCGCCTACACTATGAAGTCACCGTCCTTGGGGACGAACCTGATTGGGCAGACGAGCTGCGTCTGAGATCAGGCCAACAGATGAGAATGAAAGAAAGCGAGGCCAACAATGGCAGTACTTGAAGCACACGAAGCTAGGGTGAACATTACCTGGGCAGGAGAAAATGGGGAACTTCCGGACCCCGTGTCCTACGACGCTACTGACGGGGATCTCCTGCAGTGGGCCGCTGAGGCAATTCGTGGTGGGAGCATTCCGGGGATCACAGCTGACCCCAACGTCAATCTCCAGGATTTCATCGTGGAGAAGTATGCTGCTAAGGGAGATCTGCCCAATCGGATCTCTATTCGACCCAAGACGCCGTTCGGAGTTCGGGCGTGAAAAAGGTTGTGGTGGTCGGCGTTGGGGCTTTAGGGTCCCACGTCGTCCAGTTCCTCCGCAATGAAGCCGAGATCAAGGTCATTGACTTTGATAAGGTGGAGCAGAAGAACACCCTTTCTCAGTTCCACGCTCGCAATAGCGCGGGCAAGTCTAAGGTCCAGTCCCTCCAGCAAGCGATGAGCTTCCTGTGGGGGACTAAGATCGAAGTCAATCCGCACAAACTTGTGGGGGACAATGCCCGGCAACTCTTGGGCGGCGCCGATCTAATCCTCGATTGTTTAGACAACGGGGACGCTCGTCGCGTTGTTCAAGGTTTCGTTCGAGAGAACAACATCGCCTGCCTTCACGGAGCGCTGGCGGCTGATGGCGCCCTGGGTCGTGTTGTATGGGATGAAGACTTTCGTATTGATGATTCAGCAGCAGGTGTGGCCACCTGCGAAGACGGGGCCCACTTACCCTTCATCGGAATCGCTGCTTGTTATCTAGCCCGAGCGGCACAGGAGTATCTCTCCTCAGGAAAGAAACTCGGGTTCCAGGTCTACCCCAAAGGATCGGCTACAAGAATTTGAAAAAATCTTGTTGAACTCTCCGCAAGCTGGTGTATATAGGACTCAAGACAGATAACTACTCGACGCAATCTTACACGCCTCAGTTGGTTCGATTCCAGCATTCCCCTCAGAACCCTAGGGTTCTAACTTTGGGGAATACGCCCTCCGGTTGGGCACTTGTTTTGGTACAAGCAGTTTCCTCAGATTGTCAACTCAGTTACCTGTCTAACTTATCTCTCGGGACCGTTGGGGTCCTGCACCTTATAAAGGTGACCGCCTGGTTCGACTCCAGGGAGAGGTACTGGGACCATTCATCCCAACTGTGCTCACACGCAAAAATAGCTCATTTGGTAGAGCAATTGATTTAAACTCAATAGGCGGTTGGTTCAACTCCAACTTCTTGCACCTCAATCAGCACAGTTAACTCGAATGGTCCCTAATATTTAAGCCGGATATGGACAATGGCCGTCCACTTTTTAGTTAAAAAAGACACGCAATCTTTCCGCAACTCCTGCTCGGTTCTTTCGGGAACCACATAGGGATTTCGTACAAGCAATACTAGGTTCGATTCCTAGATCCGGCGCCCAAGGTCCTCTACAACCTTCTAATGTAGAACACAAGACTAGACCGGGATGTAGCTTAGCCTGGCTAAAAGTACAACGTAGTACTTATATTCATGCTCAGGTGGTGTAAACAGTAGGTTAGTTTTTCGGAGTGTTGGCTCAAGGTGGGCCGCTTGGTTTGGGACCAAGATCAGGCAGGTTCGATTCCTGTCACTCCGACTATCAATTGGGAGATGAACTGTGCGGGGTTCCTGAAAACTTACATAAATCTACTGAAGTCTACTTGACTCCAAATGGACGCTGCATTAACGTCCAGATAAGTGTTTACACCAGTCATTTACGAAAACCAAGTAATTGACCGGTGTAGGCATTCATTGCGGCTTTATTGCTGCTACCCGTGTAACGGGCCGAGAGTTCCTCGGTTTCAGCCTGTGGAGAGATTAGCTCTGGTTCCGCCCTTCGGGA